GTCATTGTCCTTTCAAACTGCGGCCGCGTATTTAACGCGCGCGGCCAAACGCGCCCAACCCTCACCAAGCTAAGCGCCGCACGCGCCTAACCGTCTCACCCGGAATGTAATTATTCGGGTTATTGGAATAATCGCCACTGCTCCCGAACATCGCCACGTAAGGCGCACGCGCGCGCCGCTTACCATTCACAAACTTGTCATCGGCAATACCGACAACCGCAAACGGCCTACGCGCTTCCCTCCGCATGAAACGGCGCGGCATGAACACAAAATCGCCCACTCGGATCTCGCTCACCGGCACTTCTTCAGCGTCAAGCACCGCACCAAGTTGCCGTTCTGCTGGCTGCTTCGAGTCAATATCATGCAAGAACTCGTCAAGATCGTGTGAGCGCTGTTCCTTAACAACCCCATGAGGGTACGTGCGCTTCACAATCTCGTAATCTTTCACCCAGTACACGCCGTGATCGGTGCGCATAATCTTGAGCACGTCAGACTCACTGCAATTATCAGCCAGAACATGCAGATAAATAGTTGTCCCGTCATTGTCCATGTAATTGTTAATCACAGTCGCCACATACAACGGCGCGCACGGCACCTCAGCCAACCGGCAATACTCTAAGAACGCTTCAACTGAATCGCGCCCACCATTCCAGTGCAGTTCAATCGCTATACGCTGTTTGTCGAAAACTATCAGCCCGCTATTACTCATGACTAATTCCCCTCAAAATGTGTTTGTGTGTGTTGTCTGTTCTAGTGGTGGTGCCCATGCCCTCAACACGGGCAACCACCACTAACGCGGATAAGATCAGGCGCGCTCAAGTTTGAAAGACCGGATAGCGTACCCGTCGTGACCAACCGTGAAACGCTTAGCCACGTCGGCAACCTCGTCAAGCGTCGGCCCCCCGGTCCACGCGATACGCACCGCGTTAGTCTCAAAATTGCGGTACACGTGCATATCCTTAGCCTTAAAAGTCCGGTATAAGAACTTTCGTAGCGCCTTAGCACTCATTGAAAGTGTCTTATTTATCATGGGTGAGGTAGCTGGCACGCTATCAGCGGCAACCGGGGCAACGGCCTTATCCTTACTCACTTTCACGGGCTTGAGTGCGGGCTTACTATCATGTGTAACCGTCTTAGCCTTAAGCGCGTCGGCACGCTTCTTATTAGCGCGCGTGGTGGTCGCCTTAACCGTGGGAACTTTCACCGGTTCCGGCTTGGCTTCCGGCTTGGCTTCAGGCTTCACCGGCTTGGCTTCAGGCTTCACCGGCTCCAGCTTGGGCTCTGGCTTAGGTTCCGGCTTGGGTTCCGGTTTAGGTTCCGGCTTGGCAGAATCGCTATAGCCGATCAAGTCAAGCACAACATTATTATTAGCGTCTTGACCAAGTGCCGACGTGAACGCGCCCGCGATATTGTCGCCAAGGCGGAATAAATGGGGTCGTTTCTTAATTCCAGCAAACAATGTTATAGGGAAGTCATTAACCCCTATGTCGGAATACCGCCCGGCAATCCGCACCACGTCATTAAAATAGCCCACCTGTGTAGCCGTGAAGCGGCTATCATGCGCTTCAAGCCCACTCCCGACCTCACTCATTAACACTTTCTCAACCGGGGGGAATACGCCGTTATGACTGCCATTGCCGTAAGCATCAATGCTTGGAATATCGACAAAAATAGTTGCCACGTGCTCGCCATTATGACTACGGAACACCAATTTAACTAAACGGTCATTACAACCCAAGTCATACGACACCTCAACAACCGTCTTAGCGTAATCACGGCGCTTCAACTTCACGGCCTTAAGCGCCGTAGTAAGTGAAACCGCGTTAATCAAAAGTGGCGTTTCTTCGACTTTCTTAACCGCCTTAGCATCAACGCTAGGCAAGGCGCACATAATAGCGCGGTAACGATCCGTCGCCATAATAACAACACGATCACGAAACGCAGTTAAATAAACATTGTCGATAGCCTTAACGAGTGACGACCCGGACGAGTCAGCCGTCTTAACAGCGCACTCAATAGCCGGCATAAACTCAACAAACGGAACAGTAAACTTAACTTCAGACATGATAATTACTCCACTTCAAAAGTTTCTAAACTGTGGCCGCGTATTTATTGACGCGCGCGGCCTCACGCGCCACCAACCCACTAATTCATTGCGTCTTGCGTCTGACGATAAAGACGCTCGAAAATAATCGACGCCCGAGATAGCGCGCGCGCCTGAACGTCTAACCAGTGTTCACGGGAATTAGGTTGCAAACGCCCGTTATCGGTGCGCTTCAATTCACTAGGACAACACAAACGTTCAGCAATATCCGAGTTATAAATCAAACTGCAACCCGACCACGAATATTCAGACCAACCCGACGCACCATTAAGCAAAAACCGATCCAGCTCATTTTCTCCAAGCGCGTCCACCTCGCAATTACCCCGCGCGTATTTAAGCTCGTCATAGAAGTCCGATACATACTCGCCAACCCCACGCGACCAAGCCGAACGCCCATGCGACGCCCTATACTCATCAACCGCACTACCCAAAGACTCTAGAAACTCACTCATTTTCCTACCCCAAACCCATCAATATCCGCTGAATTCTTGAACTCGCTGAAAGCGCGTTCAAACTTCCGATTAACATTCACGCGCGTCGCATTAAAAAACCCGCCAACAGCACGCGGCCCCAAAATCTGCTTAATAAACTCCTGCTTCCCCTCATGGGAAGATGAACGCATACCACCGATAAGCGCGCTCGCATCTCTCCAAGACTTGCAACGCCTTAAAATTCTCAACTCGAAAACGCTGAACACACTGAACCCCTTGAATCTCAACCCTGAAACCTGATAGAGTGACCCTCGTGTAGGGACGGCACCAGCACTTGACCAGTGCCGCCCCTCGTAGCAACCGTTTAACGGCTGTTACGTCCTAGCCAATAGCAGAACTGCGGTAGCCATATAGGCCACAGTTCGGAAAATGCTAAGAGAGCTAGGAACACATCAGGAAAGGTGTCCATTTATTTTTCCTTTCAATGGACACTTACGCTGGCTTTTGCCAGCGCCTTACCCGGTGTTGTCGCACCGGGTAAGTCTTTACCCGCGCGCGCTCACATCGTGCGCTTGGAGAATCGCGTTTAATTCATCCTGTGGAATATCTTCCAATTCCTCATAAGAATCGACACGCGCGTGAATCTCGCTCGCAATTGCGTCGATATCAAAATCATCCGCATAATCTCCAAGCTGCGGAGTAATCCACGATTCGACGTCTTGGACTGATAGAAAAGTAGACATAGTACACTCCCCGTACTAACAGATATGTGAAAGTCGGGAGCTAGAAAAGTGGTGTAAACACTCTGCCTTATTCCGCTTGTGCGTCTTGTATTACAGCAACTCCCGACGTAAAGCGTAGGCATAAAAAATGACCAACTAACGTGGGTCATCACGTTACACGGACTTTCTAGATCCGATCGCTGTCTTTCAGCGACACAAAAATAATTGCACACCCTCGGAATGAAGTCAACTCATTTGAGTGTGATCTACGTCACACACCGATAAAGTGGCAGAATACCAACGAAAACACAGGCTAATCCGCATCACATAATAAAAAATTGCGCTTGACATGGCCACTCGCTACCCACTACACGCGCGCTATATATAGCGCGCCATGCGACGGCGTGACAGGCACAGAGATGGACACAGAGACGGACATAGAGACGGACATAGAGGCGGACAGAGAGGCGGACAGAGAGGCGGACAGAGTGCCAGGGCAGTGAGGTGAGCTACGTCATACATAGCGCTAGAGTGTTGACAGACAAGACGCAATGAGGTAGCGCGCGCGTGTGTTCCTATACACGCGACACGCGACACGCACGCAACACATAACGACAATCATTCTCAAACGCGCTCGAAGCGCGCGTGAGGTCTAAGCCCCACCCATGTATAAATATACCCCGGCCCGCATACTTTTGGATCAGCGAAGCCCCTACCGCTCGGTCTTAGCAGTTCTTATGCGTGGCAGCTCAAAGGTCGATGGGCATGAAGCTCACGTGGCACATTTAATAGGTGGGGTGGCGTGTTATTTTCGGGGGCAGTGTCATTTTGCGTGTGGGTGTGGGCTTGTGAAAATTGTGGGTGGCAGTTCAAGGTTTGCGCGGTGGGCGTGTTAGCATGTGTGGCTTGTTGGCTTGTGTGGTGTGGTTCGTGCTTTATGCTGTTTGTTGATAGTGGTTCCTATTATTATTGTTTTGTTGGTGCGGTACGTTCTGGTAGATATGGGGGTTTGTGGGGGTATGCCGTGGGTGAGGTCAGGGCGTTCGCCGCGTAGTAAGCGGTTCCCGGCTGATTGGGAGAAGCGCCGCCGTGTCGTGTTGGAGCGTGACGGATTCAAGTGTCAGTGGCGTTTGAGTGGTGGCGGCGTGTGCGGGGCACCGGCTACGGACGTTGACCATGAGGTCCCTAATGATGATAATTCGTTTGCTAACTTGAGGGCGTTGTGTTCTGAACATCACCGGCATAAGACTGGCGGTGAGGGTGGTCGTGGTTATTGGGCGGCTATTAAGCGTTCTCGCGGTAAGTTTGTGAGGGTTGAGAAACACCCGGGCTTGTGTGGTTGATAGGGGTGTTTGTGTGCCGAGTATTCCTAAGCGTCGCGATGAGCTTATCGACGCGCGCGCGTCCCGTGTGGGTGCGGCGAGCGTCGGTGTTGCGCGTCCTGTGCGGAAGCCGTCAGCCCGTAAAGAGTGGCACGATTCGGTTAAGCGGTTGTGGCGGTCGTTCGCGTCTAGCGGGCAGGTCGAGTTTTGGCAGGAATCTGATTGGGCGTTTGCGCGCATGTTGTGTGATGACTTGTCGCGGTTTCAGAAGCAGGAGGACGCGGCAATGAGGTCGCGTGCTGAGCGTGATGAGTGGGACGCGCAGTATGGGTGGATGGACGAGGACGAGTTGCGTGAGGCGGCGTTGGAGGCTGGTGATCGTTCGATTGCGAAGCCGCCGCGCGTGAAGTCGTTTGGTAGTGCGGCGAAGATGGAGATTTTGTATTCGGCGTTGCAGCGTTTGTTGGTGACTGAGACTGATCGTAGGCGTGCGCGTATTGAGTTGCAGGTTCAGCGTGATGAGGGTGAGTCGCCGGTTGATGAGGTGATGGAATCTTACGCTGAGGCGTTGCGCGCGGTGTAGAGAGGGGCTGTTGGCGTGGAGGTTGCGGGCCGCGAGGTTGAGGGTATTCCTTTCGCTGACGTTCCTGACGATGAGTTGTCTGACGGGCAGTTGTTGGAGAAGTATCGCCCGTTGTTTTTGGGGCCGACGTGGAAGCGTGACGAGTTAGGCGCGTGGGTGTTGCCTGAGCGCACGTTGGGTTGGCAGATTGCGCGTTGGTGTAGTGAGTGGTTGAAGCCGCTTGGGGATACTGAGTTGTTTGAGTTTACGCTTGAGCAGTTGCGGTTCTTGTTGTGGTGGTATGCGGTTGATGAGCGCGGCGAGTTTGTTTATCGGCATGGCGTGTTGCAGCGGATTAAGGGTTGGGGCAAAGACCCGTTTCTTGCGGTTATTTGTTTGATTGAAGCGTTCGGGCCGTGCCGTTTTGGTGGCTGGCTGAAGGGCGGTGTGCCGTTTGGCGTGCCGTGTCGTAATGCGTGGGTTGAGTTGTATGCGTTGTCGAAAGAGCAGACGGAGAACACGTTTACGATGTTCCCGATTCTTGTGAGTGAGCGTATGCGTAAGCGTTACGGCATGGACGTGAAGTTGGAGATTGTGCGCGGTTTGGGGAATACGGTTCGTATTGTCCAGAAAACGGCGTCGTTCCGGTCTACTGAGGGTGGGCGCGTAACGTTCAGCTTGTTGAATGAGACGCAACACTGGCTTGCGTCTAATCGTGGTCACCAGTTGAAGCTGACGATTGACGGTAATGCGTCTAAGGGTAGTGGTGCGCGTTATGTGGCGATTACGAACGCTTACAAGCCGGGCGAGGATAGCGTGGCGCAGCGTGACCGTGAGGCGTATGAGGGGTTTCTTGAGGGCCGCGCGTTAGATCAGGGCTTGTTGTATGACAGTATCGAGGCCCCGTCTCATACGCCTTTAACTGAGCGCGTGTTCCGCGTGGTGTATAACGCGATTCGTGGGGATAGCGTGTGGTGTGATTGGCATAAGGCGTGGCTGTCTACGCTTGACCCTACGCGGCCTGTGAGCGAATCGCGCCGCATGTATTTGAATCAAGTGTGGCAGCCGGAGGGTTCACTGTATAAGGCGGCAGAGTGGGACCGGTTGCGTGTCGATGAGACGCTTGAGCCGGGTGACCGCGTGTGTCTTGGTTTTGATGGTGGTAAGAGTGATGACGCGACGGCGCTTGTTGCTATTAGGTGCCGTGACCAGTTGATTGTGCCGTTGCTTGTGGAAGAGAAACCGGAGGACTTGTCGACGGGCTGGGAGGTTAACCGCGAGCGCGTTGATAGTGCTGTTCATCGGGCTTTCCGTGAGTATCAGGTTGTTGGGTTTTTTGCTGATGTGGCGTTGTGGGAGTCGTATATTCACGAGTGGACGCTTGATTATGGGCATTTGCTTGTGGGGCGCGCGTCGGAGCGTGGGCCTATTGAGTTTGATATGCGTGGTTCGCAAAAGAAGGTTGTGCGGTTGCATGAGCAGTTTATGAGCGCGGTGTTGGAGCAGCGGGTTCATCATGGTGGTTCTGATGGGTTGCAGCGCGCGTTGCGGCGGCACGTGTTGAACGCTGTGCGCCGGGATACGACGTATGGTGTGACGTTTCAGAAGGAGTCGCGTGAGTCGCCTAAGAAGGTCGATTTGTATGCGGCGGCTATGTTGGCGTTTGGCGCGTTGATGGAAGTGGAGTTGACGGAGGCGGCACAGAAAGTTGATGTGTCTGCGTCACCGTTGGTGTTTGGTTCGTGGGGTGGTTAACCGTGAGTGATGATCGTGTTGCGTTGGTGTTGGCGCGCGAGTGTTTCAGCATGGCTGAGCGTGATTTTGGTGAGCGTTTGGAGAAGTGCGATAACTATTTGCGTGGCGTGCAGTCTGACCCGTATGCGCCTGATGGTATGCGCGATGAGATGAAGAACATTATGGAGCGTTCTAAGCAGAATTGGTGCGCGTTGCCTGTGAACGCTATGTGTCAGACGCTCGCGGTTGATGGGTATCGTCGTGGGCGTGGTGAGAGTTCTGATGTGGGTGATCGTGCGGCTGGTGATTCTCTGACTGATACGGAGGAGTGGGCGACGTGGAAGCGTAGCGATATGGACGCTAAACAGTCGCTTGTGTATCGTCCGGCTATCGCGTTTGGGCAGGGTTTCACGGTTGTTGAGCGTGATTATCATGGTCGCCCGCAGATCAGGGTGTTGTCGGCGTTGCATACGGCCATGATTTTTGAGGACGTGTTGTGTGATGATAATGCGTTGTTTGCTTTGACGATCACGCGCCGCCCGGTGGTTGAGGGCGGGGAGCTTGTGTCTTTGGGGCGCGCGTATGGGTGGGATCGTTACTTCCGGTACGAGTTCGCGTTTGATGATGGTGAGTTGTTCCGCATGGTGGAGCGCGTGGAGCATGGGGGTAATGGTCATAACCCTGTGACGCGGTTTTATTCGCAGATGGATAGTGAGGGTCGTGTTCAGGGGATTGTTGAGCCGCTTATCCCGTGGCAGGATTCGCTTAACCAGACGTTGTTTAACATGCTTGCGGCGCAGAGTGAGGGCGCGTTCCGCACGATTGTGGGCACGGGGATTATTACGCCTAGCATAAAGGATAATAATGGTAACCCTGTGATGGACGAGTTCGGTAATGAGCGGAAAGCGCCGGTTCGTATTAACCCGTCCTCACCGTTGATTACCGCGTCCCCCCAGGCGCGCATTACCGCGTTGCAGCCGACTGATTTGAGCGGGTTTATTGAAGCGGCGAAGATGCATGTGCAGCATTTCAGTGCTATCACTCAGGTGCCGCCGAACTTCTTGTTGGGGCAGATGGCTAACTTGTCTGCTGACGCTTTGGACGCGGCGGAAAAGTCGTTCCGTAGGCGTATTGGCGAGTTGAAACGTCTGCTTGGCCAGTCGTGGGCGCGCACGTTCCGCGTGAGCCGTGTCGTTGAGACGGGTGCGACTGAGGACGATGATTCGTGGGAGCACGGTGAAACGGTGTGGCGTGACTTTGAGGACACGGCTATGAGCAGCCGCGTGGACTCGTTGACGAAGCTGGCAACGCTTGGTGTTCCTAATAAGGCGCTGTGGGCAATGGTTCCGGGCGTGACTGGCCCGCAGTTGGATAAGTGGGCGCAGTTGGCGCAAGATCAGGAGCCGTTTAACACGTTGGATACGGATAGTGCGGCGTGGCTTATGTCTGGTTCGAGCGCGCCACGTGAGTCTCGCGAGTTTGCTGACGAGCCGCGCGCTGACGCGGTGTTGAGCTAGTCCAGCTAGAAAAGGGGTGGCATGTTGTGGCGTTAAACAGTGACGTGTTGGAGCGGATTGTTGCCGCGTATAGTGCGGGCGTGAAACGCATTGGTGACCGTAGTGGCGCTCTGGGTATGTCATTGTGGGACACTGCGCGCCCTGAGAAACTGTTGGACTTGTCGATTAAGACGCTTGTCCCGTTGTGGGGTGAGGGCTACGAGTTGGGGTTGGCGTTTTACCGCGTGTTGAAACTGTTGGACATGGGGTACACGGTTCGTCATGATGAGTCGCGTCGCCGTCCTATGCGCATGGTCACTGCGGGTGATGTGATTAGCGAGTTTGAGAAACTGTCGGGCGTTGAGCTGGGTGACCTGGGTGTTGATAGGTCGCGCCGCGTGAAAGAGTACGGGATTGTTTCCTCATCGTCTATCGGGTGGAAGTCGAGTGATTTCTGGTACTTGAAGCAGTCGATGGACAAGCAGCAGGAGCATGTGGCCAGTAAGGGCGCTATGGATTATGACCGGGTTGCGTTTGGTGCAGCGGCGCAGAAGGTCGCGGCTGATGGTGCGCGCACTACGGTGGCGCATTTAGGGGAGTCTGACGGGAATTGTCTGGGCTTTGCGCGGTATTCAACGACGGGCACGCCGTGCGCGTTTTGCGCGTTGTTGTTGACGCGCGGCATGGCATACAAGTCCAGTAAGAGCGCGGTGCTGTCTGCTAGGGGGAACTCGTTTCACCCTAATTGCAAGTGCGTGTCTGTGCCCGTGTTTCATGAGCGCTCGTGGAAAGCGGGGAGCGTGTTTGCGTTGAATAGGAAGTTTGAGCGCGAGTATCGGGCGAACGATACGGTGTCGGCTGCAACCGGTATTGGGAAGCTGAGGGCGTGGCGTTCGTACTATTGGAAAACGTACCGGAAGTAAGACACTGTCCGGTTTGCCCGTGCCCCGCGTGGGGTTGCGGGCGCTTTTGTTATGAGTGGCGTTGCGCGTCTTGACGGTGCGCGCGCCTTTCGAGTTTCGAGGAAGGGCTGACTGTGGCTGACGAAAATGAAGCACCTGAAAATGAGGACCTTGACGGTGAGGGTGCGGCTGATCGTGACCTTAGCAGTGATGAGGGTGACGTGAAGCGTGGCGAGGTGAGTGATCTGCCTGAGTGGGCGCAAAAGATTATTCATTCGTTGCGTGACGAGAATAAGAAGCGTCGCGTGGCGTTCGACGAGCTTGCGAAGCGTGCTGAGTCCATGAAAAGCGTGGACGAGGTGAACGAGCTGATCGCGGCTGAGAAAGCGGAGCAGGACAAGTTACGGCTTGAGGTTGCGCGCCGTGACGTTATGCGCGAGTTCGATGTTCCTGACGGGTTGAGCGAGTTCGTGTCGGGCGATACGCCGGAGGATATGCGTAAACGCGCGGAAGCCCTCATGACGGTTATGGGGGAGCGCGGTAAGTCGCGGCCTGTTGAGCGTCGCGGTGGCGGCGTGAACGGTGCTGACACGGCTGGTGACGGTCTGCCTGATGACCCCCGCAAACTTGCGGAGATGGTCCCTCGATTGTCGTAGTAACCGGATTGTTGGATACGCGCGTCTCTAAGTGGGGGCGCGCGTCTTGTTTTGTGATGGGAGTTTGATTGTCATGGCTTATACGCCTCATAAGATTGTGAAGCCGGAGAAGCTTGTTGCGACCGCTATGGGTCTGCTTGAGCGTGAACTGGTTGTTCCTAAACTGTTTACCCGTAAGGGCGTGGACGATTTCAAGGGTGCGCGCACTGACACGCTGAATATGCGTGTTCCGGGCGTTCTGGCTGCGCACGATTATGCGTGGCGTAATGATCGTTCTAAGCCGATTCAGGTCGATCAGTATTCTGACCGCACTGTTGCCGTCAAGTTCGGTGGTAACGCTTACAGTGCTGTCGAACTGACTGACGAGCAGTACGAGTTTGATTTCAATGCGTGGAGTGAGCTGCTTGCCGCGCAGTGTCAGGCTGTCGCTCGCCGTCTTGAATACGGCGCGGTTAAAGCAATGGTTGACGGTAAGTATGCGGTCACTGTTGGCGCTACCGCTGGCAACCTGTCGAACGACATTGTTGAAGCTAACCGCGTTCTGAACACGGTGGGCGTTCCTGCCGCGTCGCGCACGCTGCTTGTGGGTAGCGAGGTCGAAGCTGTCATGCAGACTGACCCGGCGTTCAACATTGCGTCGAACGTGGGTGACGCTAACGCTAATAGCGCTCTGCATGACGCTGTGATTGCGAAGTGGAAGGGCGCTAACGTTGTTCGCTCGCTTGATCTGCCGTCTGACGAGGCTTACCTGTTTGCGGGTAGCGCGTTCGCGTTCCTTAACGCTGCGCCGCACGTGCCTGATTCCGTTAAGGGCGGCACCACGTCGTTTGAGGGTATTGCCCTGCGTTGGGTTCGTGACTACGACCCGATGTACATGGTTGAGCGTAGCGTTGTGAACACGTGGTACGGGTTCGCGCCTGTACTTGACCCGATCTTGTATTGGGACGCTGCGAACGACCGTGAGGCCGTGTCTGAGGGCGAGTATCTGGTTCGTGGCGTGCGCCTGAAGCTGGGCGGCAAGGACTCGTACTTTGCTGCTGACGCTGGTACTGGCGCTGCTGCTGTGGGTAAGGCTCTCGGCCTGACGAAGCGTAGCGCCGCTACTGCTGCTAAGGCTCCTGCGTCTCCTGCTGCGTAACGCTGCCTTGCGCTCGCGGGGTGGGGGCGCGTCCCTGCGCGGGGCGCGTCCCCACTTGCTGTGCGCGCGTTTTGTAGTTGTTAACAGCGTGAAGTAGGGGGGGTTGTATGGCTGACGGTTTTGTTAAGCCGGGCACTGGCCCGCTGATAAGCGTCCAGGAGCTGCAAGCCCGACTGGATTGGACGCTTGGCACGGGCTTAGAGAACATTGCTGAAAGCGTGATCGAGGACGCTTCTAACCTTGCCCGACATTATGGGCGCGCCACGTGGGATAAGGACCATGTGCCGCCCGTGGTGAAAACACAAGTTCGTAACGCTTGCGTGCGGTATTTGAAACTGGTTGACGCGGTTCTGTTGTCGCGCGCGGCTGAGGAAACTGAACAGTACACGGATTTGCGTAAGAAAACGGGCACCGTGTTCTTTGACGATGATGAGATAGCGACGATTAAGGCTGCTGCTGGTGGTGATGGGAACTTCTATTCGCTTGACAGCTTCCAGTATTCGCCCTACGCCTCGTCCACGTTAGAGCGTTCAGATTACGTGCTGTTGCCTACTGGGCGTAAGCCTATGCGGTTGGGGTGGTCACCGTGGCCGTAGGCAGGTATCGGGAAAAGTATGGGCTGGTGTTCCCGCCTCGGGTCGTGACTGATTCGCGTGGGAATAAGGCTCACACGCCTGATTTTGATAACCCTGATCGTGTTCGTATGAGCGTGCAGGGGTTGAGGTCTAACCGTACTGAGATTGCCGGGCAGTTAACTAATGAGGTTGTGCGCGCGCTTATTGACCCTGAGTACGACTTGAAGCCGTGGAGCGTCGTGGAGTTTGAGGGCCGTCAGTATGACTTGTCGGCTCCGCCGATGTTCCGTGAGGGGACTAGGCGCACTCGTCATTGGGTTGCTGAGTTGCGTGCGCGCCCGCCGTCGCGCGCTGGGAGTGTGGTGTGAGATGGGTTTCGAGTTCACTGTTAGTTCTAAAGAGCTTGGCCGGATTATTGGCCGTATGGCTCCTGTTCAGGCTGAACTGGGTGCTGCTGCCGCGTCCAGGGCTGCTGTGGCGCGCGGCGTGTTGAAGAAACACCGCCGTCAGGGGCACTCGCGTATTACGCACACGCAAGGTTTGGTTGACCATTACGTGTGGCTGGACGATACGCGGGGCCTTGAAGCGGCTGCGGCTATCGAGTACGGGCGGAACATTTACCGCACTGAGGTGCTGAAAACGGCTAACGGGAAGGTTCGTAAGATCAGGGTTCCTACTGGTCGCAAGACTCGTCCTGTGCGCGCGTTGCGCACCGCGTTCAAATAGGGGGTGTGATCGCGTGTGAGTTTGCTTGACGAATTGCGCGAGAGCGCGTCTTTTTTGAGTGCGCTAGATTTCCTGCCCGGCTTGTTGCGCGCGGAATTGCACGACGCTGTTGACGTGCGCACAAGGATTCAAGAGGAAGAACTCAAGGATACTCAGCCGACGGTGCTTCTTGTGGAGAGGACACCGGGGGGCGGCTGGTCGCCTGACGGCGGCGCTGTCGATGTGATTGATCTTGAGTTCCATTGTTTCGCGTCCGGTTTGGACGCTTCGAGTGTCGCGTTCTATCTCGGAATGAGTGTTAATCGCGCTATGCACCGGATTGCTAGACGCAAGACGGTCGTTGAGGACGGGATTAACATTACGGGTTTCCGCACGTGGGAGAGGCCGCGACGTAAGACTGACTGGGCTGACGCGGTAGGCCCTGTTCAGTATCAAGACTTGCCGCAAGGCACGGAACGTTTCTTGTTGACGGGCCGTATCGGAGTTCATTACAGAGTGAAGGGTGATTTCTAATGGCAATTATTGATTCTAAGAGCCTCGTTGTTGACGGTATGCACTTTTTTACCGCTGAGGTTGACACGGTTGTATCCGACGCTGATCTCAAGACGGTTGCGAAGGGTGTTCAGACTGACGGCGCTATCGCGCTGACGAAGTGGGAGGATTTGGGGCACACGTCTTTGGACGCGCCGCTCAAGCTGACCACTGAGGGTGGCGAAGTGACTACCCTCGGGTCGCTTCAGAACCACGCGCTGCGCACGCGCACGTCGGACAAGATCAGGTCGCTTGAGATTGATAGCGTCCAGTTCGATGAGGAAACTATCAAGATGTTCCTCGGTGCTAACACGCTGAAGGACGCTAATCTCCTGTGGGAGCAGACTAAGGCGACTCCTGTCCAGAAGGCGTTTCTTGGTGTCGCGGTTGATGGTGACGGCCTGTTCGTGATTCATGGCCCGAAGGTCGATATTACGGCTAATGGTGACTTGGATGCGTCGAGCGCTGAGGAACTGGCTAAACTGCCGCTGAAGTTCACGTTCCTGAAGTCTGATAAGGCTAAGGGCGCGTTTGCTATCACGCCTGTCTTGTCGATCAAGGAACTTGCTGGCACAACGTCTGCGAGTTCTCACTGACGATAACGGTATTGGTTATCGTTATCTGCTATCATTCGAGTAGCACCTTATTGTCCTTGGGTGCTTTCGGGGAATGATGGTCGCATGTGAAGGGGTACGCGCGCTGTTTCATTGTCTGTCCCGCGCGTACCCCTTTCGTGTGCTTGTTTTGTTTATTCACCTTTGCGCGATTGCGCGCGTGCTTGAGAAGGAAACGTTATGGCTGACGACGCATTTGAGATTTCTGTTGATGACCTGATTCGTGACGCTCACGCTGAAGCTCCCGAAGTGAAGATCGGGGATGTTGTTCTGCGTAACTTCCTGCGCTTGTCTAATAGTGAGCGTAGCGAGTTTTCTGAGCTGCTTGACAAGGTTAGTGATGATGAGGGCGGTGCTGATGACGGTGGCAAGACAATTCAGATGGTTGCTGACCTGATTCGTCTCGCGTCCGACGATAAGACGGCTGCTGAAGAGCTGATTAAGACGATTGGTGAGGACTTGTCTGTAGCGACGTATATTGCGAAGCTGTATTTTGATAAGTCCCAGCCGGGGGAAGCCAAGCCCTCGCAAGACTGATTGACAAGGCGGGGGCGGGTCTTGTTGCGGACTTGAGAATGTATTACGGGGTTGATCTCGTTGACTTTTTCCGCACGTTGTACCCGTCCCCGCGTGTCATGCTCGCGTATGTGTATGCGTTGCCGTTGGGGTGCCGGACGCGGGCGCTGCTTGTGGGGACTGATGATGAGTTTGGCCGGTCGCGTGAGGTGATCGTGTGCGAGGACGTGTATGACGCGATTGTGCAGAACACGATTTTGACTACTATGCGCGAGTTGAAGCAGTTGCCGGAGTTTTATCCGCGTCCTAAGCGGCGGGATACGGTTCAGGGTGACGGGTCTTTGAGGGGTTTACATGCGTTGTTAAGCAAGTTGCAGTAGTTGTTGCGTTGTTTCCGTGTGGGGCGGGGGCGTGCCCGGTGTGAGGGGCGTGTCCTCGTCCTTTTCTTTTGTGTGAGTGAGTGTGGTTCTTGTGCCTGCTGCTAGTAAGACTATTGGCCGTCTTGGTATTAAGGTGTGGCCTGACGCGCGCTTGTTTCGTGGCGAGTTGCGCGCGAAAATGCGTGAGGTTGAGTCCCGTCAAGGCCCGGTGAGTGTGGGTGTGCGCGCGGCGGCTAACGAGTTGGCGCGTGACGTGAAGCGTGAGATTCGACTTGCTCAGGCTCAGGCGAAAGACATTCATGTTGGTATTGATGTTGACGATTTGAAAGCTCAAGCGGCTGTTATGCGCGAGTCGCTTGAGGACGCGGGCAACATTGCTATGCGCCGTAACCGTGAGGCGGCTAACGAGTGGTGGCGCGAGTTTAAGAACTTGAACGGTAAGGACGGGTTCACTGCTAAGCAACTGTTCCAGTTCAAGGACCATGAGTTGCGTGCGGCTGCGCGTAAACTGCGCGAACAGTCTAAGTTGTTGCGTCGCGCTATCCCGTTCAAGGTTGAGCCGGACGAGGCTAGTTTGGAAAAGACGCGCTCACTGTTTGATGGGTTGTTTGAGCGCGAGTACACGGGCAAGGTGAAGTTCTCGCTTGAGGAGAGCCGGTCTTGGCCGCGCATGGTCAAGGACATGGAGCGAGAGTTCCAGAAGCATTCGAACTATAAGTTCACGGTGGAGCCTGACCGTGACGCGACGAGTGGCGCTTTGAACGCTACTGTTGACGCGATTAACGCGGAGCTGCGTAAGCGCCTGTATAAGGCTGCGAAGTATGAGATTCGTTTGAAGCCGGAGTTTGATAACAGTGAGCTTGAGACGTTCCGGCGAGACATGCAGAAGATGTTTCAAGAGCGCGTGTGGGCTGATCTGAATGTGAAGGTTCATTCGGATAGTGCTTTGCGTGACGGGTCGATTGATCGCGCGTTTGATGAGATTCGTGCTGAACTGCGTGACCGTTTGATGGACGTTGAGCTTGGTGCTGATTTTGAGATTCGTCCTGACATGAGTGAAGCGGAGCTGACGGCTGCTGCTGAACGGTTGAAGCGGTTTAAGGAGAAGTGGGACAACACTGATCTTGAGTTTAAGCTCAAGATGGATGATCGCCCGTTCTTGCGTGAGCGCGCTAAGTTGGCTAAGCGTATGCGCGCTAAAGAGTGGGACAACTTGAATGTGCGCGTCAAGCTTGATAGCGCGATTGATGACGGCAGTGTTGACGAGGCTATAGATAAGGTTCGTAACGCGCTGCGTCATCGTGCGTTCAATAGTGAGCTTGGCGCTGATTTCACGATTCACCCTGACATGAGTGAGTGGGAGCTGCGTCAAGCTGATCGCCGTTTGCGCGAGTTCAAGGCTAAGTGGGATAACACTGAGATTGAACTGGGCTTGTCGGTTGATGATTCTGACCAGATTCTCGACGATCTGCGTGTGGGTCTTATGCGCCGTAAGAAAGATTGGAACGATCTTTCTGTGAAAATGCGTGCGAACGTGGAGTTTGACGCTGGTGACGCTGACCGCGCGTTTAGTGAGATTCAAGGCGAGTTGCGTCGCCGCGCTATGCGTGAGCATTTGGGCGCTGATTTCAAGATTCACCCTGACATGAGTGACCATGATCTGCGGGCGGCTGCGCGTAAGCTGAAGCGGTTTAAGGACAAGTGGGACGATACTGAGCTTGAGTTCCAACTGTCCCTTGACCATTCGTCGCGGTATGTGGCTGGTGCGCGTCTGGCGTTTCTTGCGCGTGACCGTTGGGTGAAGCTGAAGCCGTTTGTTGATAGTAAGACGTTCCTCGCTGCTCAACAGACGCTTGCCGCGTTGTCCGGTTACCGTTTGGCGCGCGATTTGACGACGCGCCTGTGGGACATGGTGAAGAACTTGGATAAGGCTGTGCCCTTGTTCGGCGCTATTTCTACTGGTCTTGCTGCTGCGGCTGCGGGCGCTACGCAACTGGTGAAGCACTTGTTCACGGTTGGCGGCAGTCTGGGCCATATCGTGCAGATGGTGGGGCTGGTGGGTCCCGGTTTCGCTGTGGCTGGCGGCATGATGGTGGCGTCGTTCCTTGTGCCGTTGTTGAAGATCAAGGAGCATGTCGCGTCGTTTGACGATGACATTAAGGGCTTGTCTAAGGGCATGGCTGACGCTTTCTGGGGCGTTGGTTTGAAGCCGTTTGAGCGCGCGTGGGGCGTACTGTACCCTGAGTTCCGCTCGAATATGGAGAAGCTGTCTGCTGCTGCTGGTTGGCATTTTGGGCGTGTGGCTGAGAGTTTTGCTGCGATTGTTCGCCCGTCACTGTCCCGCATGTTTGGTTATGCGGCTGATGGTTTGAACGAGTTGACGAAGCACACGGACGCTTTCGCTACTGTGGTGGACATTTTGGGTAGGCATGGTGCTCAAGGGTTCCAGCGCGCGTTGGGGTGGCTTGGCCGCATGACTGATAGGTGGGCTGAGTGGCTGAGTACGGCTGAACGTACTGGCCGTTTGCAGTCGATGATTGACCGGGGCATTAAGGCTTTGGGTGATTTGGGTCGTGCGACTAAGGCGTTTGGCCAGACGTTGGGCGGCGTGTACGAGGTTGCGCGCAATTATGGTGGCGCTCACCTTGAGCAGTTGGCTGACGGGTTGGAACGTTGGGCTGAGGTTACTCACAGTGCGGGGTTCCAGCAGGGTTTGAGCCGCGTGTTTGACGGTATGGGCGCTGCGTGGGAGAACTTCAAGTCGATGAGCGCTGCGTCTATACGCGACATGCTTAATTCGTGGTCGAGCATGATTGCGCGTAGTGGACCGCTTATGGGGCGTGCTGCGGGACGCATGTTGAGTGGTGTTGCTACCGCCCTGTCTGGGTCGAAGCTGAATAACGGGTTTTATGCGTTTTTCAAGGGCCTTGATGACGGGTTAGCTAAGTTGCAGGGCGTGTGGCCTAAAGTGTCTGCCGGGTTGGGCGCGTTGTTGAAGTTCATGGGCGCTTTGGGTAGGGGTTTTTCGCCTGTTGTCGGGAGCGTGTTAGAAACGTTGGCGCGCACGGCTGAGCGTCTTGTTGACCCGTTGAGCCGGATTGTTGAGCGTATCGGCCCGCGTTTTGCGAGCACGTTCAGCACGCTTGGTAATGTTGCGTCGCGGTTCTTGCAGGTGTTGGCTAACTTGCTGGACATTGTGACGCGCATTCCGGGCAGTGTTGAGCTTGTTGTTGTGGCGTTCGCCGGGTTCAAGGTGTTGACTGGTGTTTCCGCGTTGGTGCGTGGTGTTGGAGCGGCGTTCACGGCGGCTGTGCAGGGCGTGGCTGCTTGGGGCGCTGCGATTACTGCGCTGCGTGGCGGTAAGGGGCTTACGGCTGCTGTTGACGCTGCTGTTGCTGCCCAAGCTGGGATTACTGGGTTGTCGGGCGCTATGAATGTCGCGTCGGGAGCGGTGCGCGGGTTTGCTGCGTCGCTGAAAGTGTTGCAGTCTGCGTCGAAGATCGGCCTGATTATTGCCGGTCTGACCGCTGTGTTCAGCATGGCTAAGAACAGTGTTGAGAGCGCTGTGGCTGAGTTGCAGAAGCCGATGGACGCTGCGTGGGATTCGCTGGTGGCGGGCGCGAAGGACGGTGTGAGGCGTGTTCAAGCTGAGCTTGCGAAGCTGAATGAGAAGTCGCCTTTTGTGGCCAGTGGGAAGAACGTGGGTCAAGAAGCGTTGTCTTATTTGAACTCGCGTGGCCCCTCGCGCTTGGGCAGGTTCATTTGGTATTCCGACGAGACGCGCGCTGCTGCTAATTCGTTGAATGACGCGATGAAGAAGATCGGTGAGAACGCCTCGTCAATGGGTGAGGAAGCGTTTAACGCTTTCCAACAGATTGCTGATGGGCTTTCTGCTGCTGGTAATGGTTCTGCGGCGATTAGTGAACAGTTCACTCGGCAGTTGCAGAGCACGGAGGGGCTTGAAGCTGGTCTTGCCGGTGTTGCGTCTGAGCTTGGTCTTGCCACTGATCGGCAGTCGTTGTTGAAGTACATGACTGATTCTGCTGCGTTGAGTCAGGACTTATACACGGCGAAGTTGGCTGAGGCTAACGAGGCGAGTACGCGGTTCAGTGAGACGCAACGCGCGCTCACGTCCTACATGGATAGCCAGGTCGCGGCGTTCGGTTTGACGGCTGACAGTGCGGGTAGCGTGGTGAACGCTATGAACAATCTTGCCCCGTCCATTCTGGACGTGGGTAACGCGGTTGTTGACGCTAACGGTAACGCCGTGCAGTCGTTGAGCGAGTTCACTGAAGGACTGAAGTCGCAGGTGGACGCTTTCACGCAACTGGGCAACAACATGACTGACCTTGTTGCTGCTGGTTTGCCCGCGCAGTTCCTTGAACAGTTGGCTCAACTCCCGCAGGGCGCTGACGTTATGCAAATGGCTGTGGACGCTATGCGTAGCGGCACGGATGACGGTAAGCGCCAGTTCGACGAGTTGTCTAACGCGGCGCAGTCGTTTATTGACGCGCAGAACGGTATGGGCGCGTCCACTGAATCGGTGTTTGCGCGCATGTCTGCCGCGTACACTAACGGGTTCACTGGGTTGAAACAGTCGATTGCTGACGCTATTCCCGACGTGAATAACCGTATGAGCGTGCTAGGTGCGGAAACGCCGAAGGCTCTCGCTGACGCTTTGCAAGCGAACGGCTACATGGTGACTGACGCGGGCGGCAAACTTGTTCTCGACTTGGGCAACGGTATGGCCGTCGAGTTGGCTAACCAAAAGTCCAACATCTCGAACAGTGTCACAGACTTGTTGAACGGGCAGTCTCTCATTTTGAGCAATATCGCGAACAGTAACGGTGTTCACACTGGTGTCGAATTGGCGCAGGGCATGAGTACCGGACTGTTGAGTGCTGGCGGTGCTGGCGGGAGCGTGGTGAGCGCGGCTCAAGACGTTGTGAGCCAAGTGAACACGGCGCTGGTGAGCGCAGACTTGTCGGGCGCTACTGAGGTTGGGCGGCGACTGGTGAACTACGTCGCGCAAGGCGTGAGCGAAGCAAGCCTTGACGTGTCGGGCACGATGGACGGCGTTATGCAGACGCTTGTCGCTGAGGGTGTCCAGTCGGCGCGCAGTTTCACTACTGTTGGCCGTCAGATTGTTACTGAGATCGGTAACGGGGTTGGCGAGTCCGGGCCGATTAGTACGAGTATCCGGGCGCGGATTACTGCTGCGAGTAGCGCGTGCGAGTCTGCGGCGAGCGGGTTCACGTCTGTTGGCGGGGCGATTGTTCGCAATTTGAACTCGGGCGTGACGAACGCGAGCGGGTCTGTGAGCACGACGGTAAGTCAGGCTATTAATTCTGCGCGTAATGGTGCGATTAATGGTGCGAGCGTGTTCACGGAGGTTGGCCGCCACGTTGTTGCCCGTATGCGTGACGGTGTTACTGCGAGTGTTGGCGTGCTGGTGGCTGGTTTGAATGGTGTTATCACGGTGGCCGCGTTTAGTGCGGCAACCCGGGCATACGTGTTTGTGAATGTGGGCAGACTGTTTGTTGTCCAGTTGGCGAGCGGCGTGTGGGCTGGTAGTAGCGCATTGTCGGGGGCGATGTCTGGTGTTGTGAGTGCTGCGAGGGGCGCTGCGTATGCGGCGGCGGGCGGCACGTACAGTATCGGCCTGATGATTAGTTACGGTATTGCTGGTGGTATTCGTGCTGGGAGTGGCGCTGTGACGGCTGCTGCTGCGAGCGTGGTCCGTTCGGCGGTTGCTGCTGCGCGCGCGGCTGGTGATATTCATTCGCCGTCCCGTAAGGGTATGGAGATTGGCGCGTTCTTGTCTGAGGGCTTGGCTCTTGGTATTGAAAGCGGCGTGGAGCGTGCGGTTGCTGCTGCGCGGCTGGTGATGGTCGCGTCTTTGGCTGCTGCGCGTCAGGCGAGTATTGACGCTGAGCGGTTGGATGGTGGGCTTGTTGGCGAGTTGACGAGCGGGGAGCGCAGGGCGCGTATTGCTCACGATGTGAGTGATGAAGTGTTTGGTGATGTTCTTGTTCGTGTTGATCCGAAGTCGTTGAGTGGGGCGAGTGTGAACATGATTGTTGACGGTCGCACGGTTGAGGGCTATTTCGGTGAGGTTGCTGACGAGCGGATTGTTGCCGCGTCTCGCTTGTGAGTGGGGCGCGTGCGGTTGGCTCACGCTGCGGCGTGGGGTGAATAAACATGTGGGGAGGGTGGCCGCTGTTGGCGGCTGCCCTTCCCGTGTTTTTAGAGTGTTGAGGGGTGCTTGCTGTGGGTGTGCGTGTCGTGTCTGACCGTCGTAATGGTGTGCTGCGTTTCATTCTTGATGGGAGTGGAGTGTTGCGGCAGGGGGAGCGTATCGTTGCTGTGTGTGAGGGCGGCTCACTGATGTGTAGTGACCCGCTTGCACCTATGGGCGTGGAGCTTACGTATTCGTTTAACGGTGAGACTGTGCGCGCCTCGCGTGAGTGCCCTACTGGGCCGCATGGTGGTGTTGTGAGTGACACGGCTGGTAGGACTGTGCCCGTGGACTTGTGGGAGGACACGGGTGAGGAGGAAACACTGTCGAACAGTGTGAGCCTGTTTAATAATCGTGTTGCCCGGTTCGACTACCCGAAGATTGAGGGCAAGACGCGGTTGTGGTTGTTTTCGCCTGACCGCGTGCGCGAGCTGCATGAGGTGGTTGAGGCGCAGAGTGTTCTGCTGCTGGTTCCGGGTTGTTTGCCTATGGGTGCGCGTGGGGCTAGGTGCGTGTTTGTGAAGCGGGCTGATTGGACGCGCACGAGTGTGGACGGTGAGACGCGGGTGGACTTGTCGTGGCAGTTGGTTGACCCGTCCGGGTTTGTGGAGGCTGTGACGCGCGGTGGTCGCGGCGCGGTTGGCGTGACGTGGGGTGAGTGGGAGCGTTTGGGGACTGGTTGGCAACCGTGGAGTGCGACGCTGGTTGCCCGTAAGGTCGCGGAGGTGGAGCGGTGAGGGCTGGGGCTGATGTGTACGTGTTGACGCGCGCTGATCGCGTGTTTGCGCGCGTGAATAGTATGCGTGGCGGCACTGTGTTAGCTACTGACATTCCAGTGTCGGGTCTTGTTGTTGAAGCGAGTGTTGATCGTGATGTGCCTGAGCGTGTGGAGTTTGTTGCGCCGCTTGAGTTCGTGCCGGACAGTCCTTATGCGCCGTTGAATAATTACGGTCAGCGCGTGCAGGTTGTGGCTGTGGTGAGCGCGGGCGGCGTGGAGTATGAGACTGAGATCGGCTGGTTCGTGTTGACTGACCCGTTTGAGGAACGCAAAGAGGGTGTGCGCGTGACGGGCATGGGGTTGTTGCAGGTGCTTGATGACGCGCCGTTGTCGTTTCCGTTGTCGCCTAACCGTGGGGAGCGGTTGTGGGACGCGGTTAAGCGGTTGTCCCCGTTTATTCCTAGCGTGTTGGAGGACGAGTCGGATAACCCTGTTGTGAGTGTGGATACTCAATGGGGGGTGTCGCGTAGCGCGAGTTTGCGCGAGTTGTGCGCGGCTTATGGGTTTGATTACGCGGTTCGTCCTGACGGTTATTTGCACGTGTGGCGCAGGAGGACGGCGGGTAGCCCGGACGCTTTCTATTCGGGGCGTGACTTGTTGGTGGAGTCGCCGCGCCGGGGCGTGGAGCGTCGCCCTAATCGTTGGGTTGTGGTGTCGCAGAAGGACGGGAAGGACGGGCATCGTTGGGTCAGTGAGGCGAGTGATGTTGCGCCGCCGTATGACGTTGCTGGTTACGGGCTGGTGGTTGATCGGCGTGAGTTGAGTGACGCTAAGACGTTCGGGGACGTGCAGGCTGCTGCTAACCGGAATATGCGTAATGGTGTGAGCGTGGCGAGTGCGCGGCGTTTTGAGATTGTGTGCGACCCGCGTATTGAGGTGGGTGACGTGGTGAGTGTTGAGACGTTGCAGGGCGAGACTGTGGTGGGCAGGGTGCGCGCGTATTCCATGCCTATTAGTGAGCCGGGTAAGACGATGAGGGTTGACGTGGAGGTGTTGGCGTGGTGACGGGTAAGAGCTTGTGGCTTGATTTGCCTGAGCGTCGCCGTGGCGATTTGACTGCGTTGCGGCCTGACATGTGGCTGTGGGGCACTGTTGTCTCGTTTGAGGATAACGGTTTTGTCCGGGTGCGTGTTGATGGTGCGCCGGAGGGTGAGAGTGTTGTTGCGCCGTGCGAGAGTGGTATTAGCGCGGTTGGTGCGCGTGTGCGCTTGTTGCGTGATTCGTCTGGCCGCGTGATTCAAGTGTGCGCGCCTGACGCGGTTCCTGATGGATCCAGCGTGGTGCCGGTTGGTGCGACCGGGCGCGTGGCGTGGGAAGCTCAACAAGCGGCTTATGGTGTGAAAGAGACTGTTGAGGAGACGCGCGCGAAGATTACTGCTGCCGAAGCGAGTATTAGTGCTGCTGAGAAGAAGGCGGAGGACGCGCGCGTGGCGGTTGAGTCGGCGCGGAAAGTGGCAGACAGTAAGAACACTATTTCGCATTCTGACAAGGCTCCTGATCGTGACGGTGCGGCTGTTGGTGACGTGTGGTGGCAGGTTGCCGATGGAGTGATTGTCGGGCAGTGGCGTTGGGACGGCTCGCGGTGGGTGAAAAGCCCTGTGGGCAGTGAGGTTGTCGCGTCACTGACGGCTGACAAGCTGCGCGCGGCTACGGGCAGTTTCGACACGGCGTTCATGAAAAGTCTCGTGACGGATAAGGCGTTTGCGGGCGAACTGGCTGCGGGTAAAGTACTGGTCGCTAAGGCCGGGGACGCGGGAACGGTTCTGATTGAGAACGGCGCGGTCACGGCGGGCAAGCTCGCGGCTAACAGTGTTCATGCACGCAACATTGTGGCAAGCCGGAGCCTGACGGCCAAGGTCGCTGAGTTCTTGAAACTGAAGTTCTCACAGTTGGAATCGTCGGCTTTTAATGCGTGGGTTCACATTATCGGCGCGGGCAAGATGGTATTCGGCGGGATACGTAAAGGCACCGATAGTAAGCCCGAGTTTTACGGGGCGCGCACCGAACTGTCGGCTGACGGGTTGCAGGTGTATCAAGATGGTGAGACTCACCCGGTTATCAGCTTGTCTGGTTCTGATGATGACCAGATCAAACTGACCACTAGGCAAGGCAACGACGTTGTGGCGGGTGTGGCTATGGGCGGCAGGGGTGTTGTTACCGCGCGCGACGCTTCATTTGACACTCTCACTGTGGGGGGTATCCCTATTGGTAGTACGCACGGGTCTTACGCGATTATCCCGTTGCCGGAGGTTATTCACCCGCAGGGGTATCAGCTGGTGCCGGTCGCGCGCATCCCACTGAACCTGGGCGAGGGCGATTATTTGTTGTCGTGGTCGGCGGGTTTTTCCACGCAAGACGCTAATGCACCGTGGTTCACGGCGAACGATGGTGTGGGTATCCGCCTGGACACGTCTTTGGGGATGGATAAGTACCCGGAGGGTATTACTGTTGACGGCGCAGCATATTCGTGGGTCACGACGTTTAACACGCAGGTGTACACGCAACATCAGGTGACGCAGGTGTATCACGTGCGGCCGAGCGAGGCGGGCGGCGCGGTCCCTGTGACGCTGGTGCCGTACTTCCATTCGTACAAGAAGGCGAAGTTCATGATGGGCGCAAGTGTGCTGACGATCAGTCGTATTGACGCTGAAGTTGAGCCGGAAGTCGAGTATTTGAAGATGCCGAACGACGCTGCGCCGCCCGCACCGCCTAAGCCTGTGCGCCGCACGATCACTGTGTCACCAGCGTGGGCTGATTCTAACCGCGGCGAAGGAAAATATGCGTCGAGTGGTTCGTATTACACGCAGGTGCGTTTCAACGCTCCAGCCGTGAAAGGAAAGCGCGTCACGAGCTTGAAAGTGACCGGCAGGTGTACGTGGGACTTTGTCGACTCCGACAACGGCCATTCGTTCCCCTGCAATTTGGCAGATGAATACCGTGATGTGTTCATGCGCGACTACGGGACGTTTAGCGTGTTTTTTGGGGCGAAGGCCGCGCAAATGATGACGCGCTACGGGTACGCGAACTTCACGATCCAAAAGGGTGACAGTACGTATAACGAGTATGACCCGTGGAGTTTCCGCTTGCACGTCACATACGAATCCTAAGAGAACGGAGGACTGGCCGTGGAGATAGTGGAGATTAGCGCAGCAGAGTTTGACGACCTACGCAGGAAAGTCGAACAAGAAGAACTCCGCCGCGCCACCATGCACACCGCAGAAGAACAAGCGGCTGAACTGGCCGTCCAATACGTGCGCGCGGGCGGCATGTTAGACGTGCTGATCGAAGCCATGTGCAACGGGCTGGAAGAAGCGTCCGATAGTGGCGAGCTAAATGTTGGCGCGCCTGATAGGGAGAAACAATGAGTACAAAACATTGGAAAGGTGCGGCCTTGCCTGACGCGGGTGATGACCTGTTAGCGTCGTGGCGCGACTATACGGACACGGCTGGTCTAGTGGTTCCCGCACAGTCAATCGCGTCTGCGCGTTCAACGCTGACGCGCGCGGTGGACAACGGGGCGAATGTCACTGTAAACAACCCCGCCTATTTTGATGTTGGCGGTGTCCTGTATCGCGCTGACGGCTCGAAAGGTGCGGGCGGCGCGTGGGTATTGAAGCCCGCTAACGAGGTCGAGTACGACGTGCAGCGGTACGGTAACGGTCAAAGTGGCGGGTGGACTGGCACCGTGAAGGCGGGAGCGTCAAGCGGCATGTGCGCCACGAAGCTGATAGCGCGCCCGTATGACCGGATGATGATGGCTACCGCCGTGGCGTGGGGGCTGGCTAATAGCGGCAGCGTTGACTTAGCGCTGACCGGGCAAAACGGGGAACTGTCGCTAGGCCGTTTCAGTCCGAGAACGCAAGACTGTGTGACGGTGACAATGCTGACGTTTGTTCGTGCTGGTGAACAACCGTCCGTGTCTCTTGCTGTGCGTGGCGGTTCGCCTAGTGGCGGCACCCTCACGCTGAGCGGTGACACTAAGTTGAACTATTTTAGTGTGCTCGCGTTCCCGGTGAGTATGGCTGACTAGCCGGGCGTTGTGTGTCCCGCCTTGCCCCGTTTCGTGGGGTGGGCGGGTTTTTTTATGCCCGCGTATGGGTGACGAGGAGAAGGAGGGGCAGTTGTGGATGAGGAATACGAGAAGTTAATGGGCCACGGCGACACGGCGACAAGCACGCCTGATGACACGGCTGAGATTGTGGAGGTGGAATATGGCGACGGGGAATGACCTACTGAGAGTAGCCAGTAAATACCTTGGCTACAACCGTTTTGATGACCCGCTGACGGGCACGATTTTCGGTAGGGCATACGCTGAGCGGCACGGCGCAGCGTTCGCAGCTAACGGCGTCCCGTACTGTGACATGCTCGTAACTAAGTGCCTACGCGAAATTGGTATCACTAATTTTGATAGCGCGTATGTGCCGGGCAGGATCGCTACAGCCAGGGCGCGCGGGTGGCTCGTCAGGCGTGAGGACGCGCGCGAGGGTGACCTCGTGTGCTTCGACTGGGACGATGACGGAATCGCTGACCACATCGGCATTGTCGAGATTAAGTATGCGTGGTCGTACCAGACCATCGAGGGCAACACGTCGGGGTCGTGGCGCGGGTCGCAGTCGAATGGTGGCGGCGTGTATCGCAGGGTGCGTTCGTTTGACACTGTGATTGCTGTTATCCGGCCCCCGTACACGGGTGCGTCTCGCCCGGTTGTCCCGGCTGGGACTTTGGCTGTTGACGGCTGGTGGGGTGAGAGCACGACGCGCGCGTTGCAGCGTATCAATGGCACACCACAAGACGGGCAGGTTAGCTCGCAGTACAGGCCGAACCGTGAGTACTTCCCGGCAGCAGGTAGCGGCTGGGAATGGACTGGTGAAAACGCGGAAGGCTCACAGTTGATCGTGAAGTTGCAGCGCGCGTTCCACGTGGACGCTGACGGTATCGCCGGGCCTGAGTTTGTGCGCGGCATGCAACGCTACTACCGCGTGAGCGTGGACGGCTACATGGGCAACGCGACCGTCAGAGCCATGCAGCACGCTATCAACCGGCAGCTAGGGAGGAAATAATGCTTGGACTAAACATTGACCCACTTATCACGTGCGGGCTGGTCGGCTTCGTATGGCCGCTCGTACAGGCAGCGTTCGACAAGCCCTACTGGACAGCTGGTAAACGCCGGGTGATTGTTCTTGCAGCCGGTGTTCTGCTGGGCGTTGTCGTGTGGTTTGCGGGCGCTTACCCCGCGTCGTGGAGACTGTTCTGCACGCAAGCTGGTGTCGTGATCGGCGCAGCGTCAGCGGCTTTCACGATCCTCAAACAGATTGGTGTGATCGACTGGGTAGGCAAAGTTACGCCGGGCGGTGAACCTTATGAGCCTCGACATAAGGCTGAAGGTGATTAGCGTATGGAGTCTGGTGTTCCTCATACTGTGATTGAGTTGGTGACTACGCCGGAGGTTATTCAGATTGCGGGCGTGCTTATTCTGACGGTGCTTGCTTTGTTTGTGTGGCTTGCGCGGTGGGGTATTAAGAGTATCCGGCACCGTATTCAGTCGCTTGAGGCGGTTATGAAAACTACTGAGAATACTGCGCGTGTGGCGGCGGATAGTGCGTCTGCCGCTCACGAGCAGGTGGCTAATAATCATTCGGTGAACTTGCGTGATGATATCGACGAGTTGAAGTCTGCGATTGGTGAAACTCGGTCGTCGATTGAAGTCATTATGGAGTTGCTTGCTCAAACAGGTGAGAGTCAGAAGGCGTTGTCTGATGAGCTTGACGAAATGAGGCATGAGCAGCATGATCGCGCTAATAATCAGGCGAGCCAGTTGAACCTGTTGTGGAAAGACGTGAGTGCGGCTGAGGAGAAAGCGACGCAGGAGAGGAATGTTCTGCATAGGCGGGTGAGTGATACGAAGGAGGAGCAGCGCCGTAATTTTGATGAGTTGTCGTCGAAGATCGGCATGTTGGAATCGAGTATGCACCGTTTGCACCCTGACGGTGGGTGAGTGTATGCTGGTGGCGAAGTTAAGGCTGACATGACCTTAATTTCCCTTTCAAAATGTGTTCCCCCGTCCTGTGCCCTTTGTGGTGTGGGGCGGGGGGCGTTTTTGTGTTGAGCGGGTGTACGCGCGCCGCCACTTTGAGACTGATTCTTGTTATCATGAGAGTGTGAGTTCAACCGTCATAACCGCTGACGAAAACTTTGTCGTGAGAGTGCTTGAATCCTGTGGCGACGTGGCCGTTGTGGGCGACGTGGGGTTTGAGCTGTGGACGGCGTTCATGCGTGCGGTCACCCTGTTCGCTGGTAAGGCGCGTATCCCCGTAGGGGAGTGCCTTGGGTGCGCATGGCTATGGGCACGAACTCACCCTAAGCAAGTGGCGACCGCGTGGAATCACGGTCAAGCCGGGGGAGTAGTTCTTCGAGTTCGCGGGCGGCTGGGGGAGTGTTTCACGGACTATAAGCACCATGAGCGGGAAGTGTGCGTTGACTGGTTGGGGGGCTGGTGAGCGGTTACTCGTGGCAAGAGCTTGTCGAATTGTTACGCGCGTCGTTTTTTGAGTCGCACGCTTGGGGGTGGCGTTTGAACGATGGGCACGCTCCTGATGGTGATATGCCGCGCGCTGAGTGTAGTCCTTATGCGCAGTCAACGTTGTGGGCGTGCGTGGTGGACGCGCGGCGCGCGTTCGACGTGTTGAACACGCTTGAGAAACGACGCTTATTTAAGCATGTCGTGTTGGGGTTGAGTCAGGTTGAGATTGCTGCGGGTGAGGGTGTCACTCAAGGCGCTGTGTGGCAGACGCTTCGGGGTTGCGAGCGGAAAATGCTTGCGTTCCTGAACGGTGATGAGGGTGAGTAGGTCTTTGTGTGGGTGCGCGCGTTTTGGGCTGGGGCGCGCGCGCCTGTGTGCGTCAGCGGGGGTGTGGCTTAGTCCTGCGTTTCTTGGTGGCGGCGGTTCTTTCGTGTTTCTTACGCCGCTTGCGGGGCTGGATTGCGCGTCCCGGTGGGGTGGTGCCGTGGGCTGGGTTTCGTAGTTGGCCCGGTTCGCGGCACTATCCTTGTGCGCGTACTTGTTGGGCTTCGCGTTCGCCTTTGTCGGTGAGCGTGTATTGTTTTTCTCTGCCGTTCATGCCGCGCTGTTGGTGTTTTCGAGTTGGTTGAGTAGTTGCTGCCCGTAGGCGCTGATTACCGGCTTAGCGGTTTGTACCGTGGCTTCCCAGTCCGTGTAGGTAACGACGTTCATTTCGCTTGCGGGTGGGGGTGGGGGCGCGTTCAGCGTGTAGCACTGTTTGATGAGCGTGTCCCGCATCATTGTTCGGCTGATTGTTTGCCCTCTGCCGAGTCTGCGTAGGGCTTTACGCTGACTGTAGGTCAGTTTCATCGAGCGTTTCCTTGGCGTGTGGTTATGCTTCTACGTCGCGGGGTTGGAATCCTAGAGTGTTATCTTCTGGTTGGCGTTCTGTGGCGGCGTAGTTGCCGTCGATGATGGTGGGCGGCTCAACCGTGTTGTTGTTTGGTGTTTTGTCGCGCGTGATGTTGATGGCGAGTCCGATTTTTATGCGCATACTGCTACTGCAATTCCGTTTCGATGAGGGACACTAGCTGGTGTTGAACGTAGGGCGGGAAATGTACTCCTATGCGTTGCAGTCGTGCTAGGGCGAGTGCGGCTCTGCCTGCTGGTCGTGCGTCTGTTACACCGTCATTTTTGGGCGTTGTGAGTAGTTCTATTGCTATGGGGATTGCGTGTTGTTGTGTGATGTGTTTGCTGAGTTCTGGCCAGTAGGGGCGGATTATTTCCTTGTAGGCAAATTGTTCTAGGTCTGTGATTTTCATTGGTGCTCCTGCGCTGCTTGGTTGGCGGGGGGTGTGGCCGTTGTCCCCCCCCCGCCCGAGTCGGTGCAACTTGTCGGCGTTTCCGACATGTTGGGTGAGTGGCGCTGTTTAGAATGGTGGGTCGTCCGGGAACGCGGGCTGTGTTTGTTGCGCCCAGGGGTCGCCGCTGGTGCCGCCCGCTGGCGCGTTGCGCGTGGCTTGCGGCTGTGCTTGCGGCGTGTATTGTTGCGCTGGTTGCGAGCCGCCCGTTGGAGCTTTCGTGACTTGTGCGCGCGCGTAGCGTAGTGAGGGGCCTACCTCGTCAACCTGCACTTCGAGGTCCGTGTACGTCTTACCGTCACGGCCTTCTGACTTTCTAAGCGAGACGCGGCCTTGGGCGATTACTCTCATGCCTTTGTGGAGTGTTTCTGCCACGTTTTCTGCCGCTTCTCTCCAGACGCTGCACCTGTAGTAGGTGGTGTCGCCGTCCTCCCACTGCTGGGTTTGCTTGTTGTAGTTGCGTGGTGTGACGGCCACGTCAAAGTTGGTGACTGCTGTGCCGGATTGTGTGAAGCGTAGTTCGGGATCTTTTGTGAGGTTCCCGATGATGGTGATTACTGGTTCTCCACTCATTTGTTGTTCTCCTTTTCTTGAGTGTTTGTTTTGATGGTTCTTAGGGTTGGGCCGTAGATTTTGTCTATGCGGTTCTGGTAGTCTCCGCGCCACTTTAGGTAGTCGCGCATAGGTTGTAACGTTGAGTCGGCAGTACCGTCGTATGCATGGTTTTCGACGGGTTCCCACAGTGGCATTGGGATTACTTCGCACGGGTGGTATTCATAGAGTGCATCGCCATGCATGTACGGGCGCAGAATGTCACCGCCTGTCAGGTAGAGCGTGCTGCCACAGTCACAGACGGCGAATCCTTCTACCGGGTAGCCCTCACTGCTGCCTTTCACGTAGTAGACGAGTTGGTTGTCTAGCGGCCATTGGTCGGGGTCGAGTTTTTTCATTCTGGTTCCTCCTCGTACATGTAGAGGAAGTCGTGTTCTGAGTGCGGGTCGAGTTCGGTGCGCGTGATTGTTGAACATAGGCGTTCTTTTTCTTCGTCCCATCGCATGATGTCGCGCACGGGGAGGCCGTACTGCGTGGCTTCCACCAAGTAGGTCTTAGTGGGATCGTCCGGCCACTCAAGGGCGGGTATAGGAATGAGCGCGTATTCGTCGAGTGTTTCACGTAGGTTTTTGACGGCTGCTTCGACGGTCGCCATTTTCTGTAGCACGAGGTCGATCTGATAGTTCACTTTTCGGCCTCCTCTGCCTGCCGACGCCCGATGAGGGTGATTATTTTTCCGGTTTCGTTTTCTGCTGCCCAGATGTAGGCAATCGCGTTCCTATATATCGTTTGCAGCTCCGCGTCGTCGCGTGGGATGTTGAGTGCGAGTATTTTCCGCGCTTCGACTAGATGCTTGTACGAGTTGCTGCTGGCATCTAAGTGTTTCTTCTCGTTGTCTCCGATCATTCGGTTTTCTCCTGTTCGTAGTTTTCGGTTTTTCCTGCGTGGATGACTGTCCACGGTGGGACGCCGGGGTATTTGTATTTGTCGATTTGGTCGGGGTCGGTGAAGTCTTCGTCGCGGTGTAGTCCGGCGAACCTGTGGGTGCATGTGTCCCACCCGTAGCTACCTTTCTGCCATACGTAGCCTTGCGGGTTGATGATGACTGTGCCGATGGGCGCTGTCTGGAAGTCCTCGGTGGTTTTGAGCGTGTCGCCTACGCGGGTTTGCTTGCGGGCGGGCGGCTTCGTGTAGAGAATGGTGCCGTCGTCGATGAGCGTCCCCAGTGAGAAATCCAGCGGGTCTTGCCCGTCGTGGAGTTCTGTGAATGTCGTGCTGTCGCCCGTGTGGGTGGCCTTGTATTTCGCACCGTACTGGTCCCACACGTAGTAGTTCCCGTCCGGGGCTTGTGGAATGTTGAGAGTGCTCCACGTGGGGAGCGTGACGCGCGCTTCCTCACTGAAAACAAGCTCACTCATTTGTCCTGCCCTTTCCGCGATTTGGCTGTGAGGTTTCGGTATGCGTCGCACACTTGTTCAGCGTCTATAAGCGCGTTGTGACTGCTAGTGTCCAGTTTCGGATCGGGTAGGCCAAGCACGTTAGCTATGGTCATGATGTCGTTCGTGTGCATGGGGACGGGTTCGGGAATGTCGATCATCCGCCCGTAGATTTGCGATAGCACCACGTGATCGTAGGCCGCGTAATAGGCCCACAGTTCGTTGTCCTCACTCGTGCCACCGAAGCTGGCGACAAAAGCCATGAGTTCAGCCCCGACCTGTCGCCGGGGTTTGAGCGTGGCGCTCTCTCCTAGGTTGGGGATAACGTTTTCGCGTATCCATTCGTCTTTGATTATTTCTTCCCAGTTCGCGTCCTGAAGTGCCGCGTAATAGGCGAAGTCACCCATGCTGTTCGGCTCTTCTGAGACTATGCCAATACTGATCGGGAAGATGTGCCCGTCCTTTTCTAGGAACTCTGTGTCGTAGAAAAATCTCATTTGCTTGTCCCCTTGTTTGCTGGTTTATGTTTTGCGTTCGTCGAGTAATTAAGTCCAACCGTGTCGTGTTTATCGCGCGGGGGCTTAATTGTTTATCGTGGCGAGTTCTACTTTTAATTGCAGTGCCGTTTCTAGCGCGTTTTTCTTCTGCTCGTTCCCGCTTTCCTTGAGGATCTTAATAATCGCGTTCGTGAGGTTGAGTGCGCGGGTCATTCTCGATTGTTCTGTAGGCATTACTAAGTCCTTTCGTTTCTATTTCTTTGGCGTGATACTGAGAACGCAGTAGCCGGGCTGAAGTCCTTGTGGGAATTGGTTTGAGTCCAGTACGTGCGTGATCTCGTAGGCTGGCAGCGAGCCGGGCATGATGATTATGTTTCCGTCACTGTCAACCGGTCTTAGAGCGATGATGTCGCCGGTCTGATAGTCGCGGTCGTTGAATCGGACTTCGTTAGTTTTCTGTCCCGAGCAGATACGCTCGAACCACTTCTCGTCGATTTTGAGTATGTGCAGCATTCTTCCTGTAGTCCTTTCTGAGCGTGTTTCACGCCCCGTCCCTTACTGGGGTACTGTTGCCGCCTGTTTGTCTGTCAGGCGGCGCGCTGGCCCTGTTAACGGCGATGTTTCGCTTAGCCGTCTCAATGAGGTTGCGTATCTGTTCGGGGTTGCTGATGAGTGTTTCAGGCTGTGGGGCGGGTACACCGACCGCCGCGTAAGCCGCGTTTTCGGCTTCCCCGCGCGGCATGCCGCCACCGATGAGGCGCATAGCGTGCCGTTTCCACCGGGCTTCCAGTTCCGGCCTGTCGCCCAGACCATCGGGTATCAGTTGGCCGTGGGCTTGTTGTTCAGCGTCCACCCTGTCTCGCCGGTTGGCTTTGAGAGCTTTGACGAACAGTGCGAGCGCGTCTCGCTTCGAGTACTCACCCTGAGCCTTGTCCCTCACGGCACGGCGGGCTGCTGGTAACAGTTCCGTGGCCTGCACGTCTGGCACGCCCACCACCGGGTCGTTGATGTAATCGGCCCACACGTTGTGCATGTTGTCCACGACGTGTACCGCGTCGGCTGCGAGTAGGTAGTTGATTGCGTCTGCCGCGTCGATTGGCGTGATCATTGCGTGCCTCCTCCGATGAGGCGCATAGCGTTTCCACCGCCAACGCTCCGCTGTACGCTGTTAGCCGTGCGCATGTCACTCATGATCTGGTTCTGGTTCCGATACCCGCCGGATGGTTGGCGTTGGGCTTGGAGCCTGAGCTGGTCGTACTGGTCCCTGAGCTTGGGCATGCTGAGGATGTTCGCCCTCCAGAACTCGTTGTCCTGCGACCAGTCGATAGCGGCGTGAATCTGGTCAGGGGTGTGCCCGTCTTTGTCGATCATGAGGCGGGCAGCGGTGCGCCACGTTTTCGTGATGGTGGGTCGTTTTGACCCGTTGGCTTCGATCCGGTCAGCGAGGTGTTCGCATAGCCGGGTGACGTCTTCGCGTTCAGGTTCGACCGTCTCTGGCGTCGCGTCCGGGGTCGCTTCAGCGACTTCGGACATGATGTTATTGGTCTGGTCTGGTCTGGTCTGGTCGTTCCGTCTGGAAACACCACTTTTTCCAGACGCATTTTTGCTACTGGAATTTACACTGTTTCCAGATACCTGCTGGTCACGGGGTGTTTTGCGCTTGCGGTCGTTAGCCTTGTCTTTGCCCATTTCTGCGGCTGACCGGTTCCACTTGAGCCACGAACGAATGGCGTATCCGCCCTCTACTTCGTCTACTAATCCAACCTCGCACAGTTTCCGGATGCGCTCCTGCACACTAGTTCCAGACACAAAATTGCTACTGGAATTTACACAATTTCCAGATACAGTGATCGGCGTCACTCCGAGTCGTGTTTCGATCACCGCTTTAGGAATAAAGCCCTCGAACTCTAATTGCCGTGACGCATAGGCCAACATGCGCACGTATAACAGTTCGGCTGCTTCCCCTGCTTCCATGATCGCCGCGTCATCGTAGTAGTAGGACGAGAGCGGGGCGAACGGCCCTGGTCTCCTGGTTGCCGTTTTTATTTCCTCCTCTCAGCTTGTTCGAGTTGATTCCTGTGTTTCAGCCAGTGGCGGCTGATCGTGACCTGCACGCCGGGCTTGTCGCCGTACTGCTTGACGGCACACCACTCGCATATGCGTGAGTCCTCACGCAACACGCTTCCGTTAGCGCCGAGCGCGTCGCCTATTGCCCGCTGTAGCTTGTCGAGGTCGGGTTTGGTCGCCGCCTCACTCCACCGTGGCTGTTTCGGCTGTTTCAGCGTGAACGCGACGCGGATGGCAACGGGTTCATCTAGTGGGAGTTCCCACCCTGCTTGCCGCGCGTACAGTACGGCCACTTGAGCGACCTTCTGCCGCCACGCCGACAACTCCGGGTTGTCGTGCGTGATAATCGGCTTCCCGCCGCGCATACCTAGGTAGCGTGTTGAGCCTTCCGTGATTGCCTTTCCGGGCACGAAAAAACTAATGAGGTATTTACTCACGGTTCGTCTCCCTCAAACTCTCTCGTGCATGTCACGCGGAAAGTAACCACATTCCCAAATAGCCCTGAATATGCGGCTTTGACTATTTCCTGCCGCTTTAATCCCTGACCGTAAAGACGTTTAAACATGACCCCCGCCGCGACATTCGTGAGAATGTAAGACGGTTTATCAACAGCCGGTAATTCCACGCGGATAGGGCGCGTGAATAATTCGGTGGACTTTTTATTACCGTCGCGGCTGGTAGCGGTTATAGTGTTCATTTTCGCGCCTCCATTGCGCGCGTGAGTTCCACGGCACGCTTGTTATCGGGCACCACGTGAACGACGCGGGCTGCGCGTCCTGACCGCGTAAGACGCTCGTCCCCCTCGTAATACTCGACGGCTCCTTCTGTTTCGAGTTCACTGAGCGCCGTGCGCACACGCTGAGGCGACTGCTTAAACTGCAAGTCAATTTCGAGGTCTTGAGCTATACACGCGCCACGCCGCAGGAGCGCTTCCCACACGTCCAGCCACGAGGCGCGGACCTTCACACTGTCTGCCGCCGCCTGTGACGTGGCAGGATCGTTCGCACGGACGGGAGCCGTGTAATCTGGGTGGAGAACACTAGGCGTTGGCATTCGTCTCACGCTCCCTCGCTGCTTGCTCGTCCTCCATGTGCCGGAAGTAGCCGTACATCATGTCCATAGAACAGCCCGCAAGCCGCTTCGCGCTCCAATCGGGGTGATGCTCTTTTGCTCCAGCCCGCGTAATCGTGCACACGTACTGCCAGAACACGGGCGACACTTTCAATCCGGCTGCTTGCTCGCTGATAATTTGGTCTAGCCAGTCATACTCGTCGTCGGCGTACGGGTCGGCTTCCGCTTTCATAGCCGCAAGGTAGCCGTACACCATGTCGACCATGCTCGCCGTGACGCGCTCACTGGAATAATTCGGGTGGAAACGCTCAGCGCTCACGCGCATATTGGCGCGGACACTACGTGAGAGTTCATCCGATATGTCAAGCTCTTCGAGCAAACCACATATCGCTTTCATGACTGGCTGCGCTTCTTCATTTGCACTGTTAGGCGTTGGCATTACTGTCACCGCCTACGAGGTCACCGAGAGTTGTTGCGCCTCGCGCGCGCATGAGTTGTGCTAACGCTGACACCTGCTCGTCGTACTGTTTGGCTGCTTCGGTGGCTGCTGCTGCTTCCCTGTAGCGCACCACGCGGGAATCAAAGAAGTCCTCAATCTTCCAGTACCGCAGTGTCATGTCCTGCCCGTCACCCAGTGGGAACGCGCACTCCATGATCGGCTGCACGCTGAGCGCTGCTTCCTCCGGGTCTGCTAGGTAGTCGAGAATGTCCTCTAGGCTCTTGCGCATATTGTTTGACCTGTTGCGTCGCGTGGAGTCAAGGGTTGCCTTGATGAGTGTGCGCGCTTCGGTTTCAACGTTGCGTTCTCGTTCTTCAAGTACGGCCATTACTTCGGGGACGAGCTTTTCTCGCACGTCCTCATATTTGAGTGCGCCGCCCGCCTGGTTCATGTACTTGTCGTATAGGTTGACAACGCTATCTTTGAGGTAAGTGTTCATCGTGGGAGCCTTTCGTTGATGTAGGTGAGGAAGTCGATAGCTGTTTGCGTGTTACTGATGGTCAGGCGCAAGGGTTCGGGCACTGTGTCGGCTTCGTGCGGGTAGGAGTCGTTGAGGAAGATTTCGGCTTGCTCAGCGCCGCCTTGTAGCATGTTGACGGCTTCTGTGATGTGCCGGTTGGTGTCTCGCCAGCCGCGCGCGAGTTTTTCTTGGTGTTCGCGTTGTTTGCGCGTGTCCTCACGGTGTGCGCTCCACGCTGCCCTTGGGGTCATGGTGCCGTCCTCAATGAGGGCGACGTATTTGGAACCTGCTTGCGTCAGGTCTGCGATGATGCGCGCGTTGTGTTCGGCTTCGGCTGCTTCTTCTTCGCGTTTGCGTTTGGCTTGTTCGCGCGCCATGATCTTGTCGCGCTCTGCTGACTGCTTGATCTCGTTGGCTTCTTTGTAGGCTGCGTCGAGGGCGAGTGTGCCGTCGAGGACGCGACCGGCCAGTGCAGGCGTGTAATCAAGAACAACACCCGCATAATTCAGCGCATTGCGTGCCGTCTTTTCAGATTTCCCGGAATCGGGAAATTCAAATGTCCCGTATGCCCACCTGCCGTTTGTTCTTCTGCCGTCTGCTTCCAGCACGAGGGCGGTCGCCATAGCGCGCTGCCCGGTAGTCATGTTGCGTCGCGTGATATTCGCGTCCAACACGTACTCCGCCAAGTCAGCGCCCTCATACACCACGGTTTCAGGCTCAACACCAGCCATCCGGCACGCTTGAAAACGGTTCCTACCGTCCAGAATCAAACCGTCCACCGTGACCACGATCGGCTGACGCAACCCGCTCTCACGAATCGACTGCGCCAACTCCTCCAACTCGGCTTGCGGTAGCATGGGGAACTTATCCGCGTAGGGGTGCACTCCGTTAATTTCACTCATTACTCGTCCTCCATGTTGCCTGTTGTTGTCGCGTACTTGTTGTGCACTTCGCGTAGCCGTTCAATCACCGTGTTCGCAACGGTGGACGGCATGGTGTCCAGCGTCCACGGTGCGGGCTGCCCCTGCGGTACACCGCCGTATTTCCGTGCTCCTGCAAGTACCTGCTCTAGCGTGAATCCCAGTTCGTCTGCGAGGAACTTAATCTCCTCTAGCTGCGTAGCGCTGATACGGTTCGGCTCACCTGTTTCGTGCGGTGCCGGTTCACTGTTCCCCGTGAGGACAGTTACGCTCACAGGCTCCTGCTGCGGCTCAAACGCTCCACGATCCCCGTCTGCTTGATCCATTTCCTCGAACGTGTACAAGCCGGACAAGTCCATCGGGAACGCTTTGCGTAGTGCGAGGGCTTCCGCGCATTTCGCGATCATGAGTGCGGGCATTTTCCCCCACTGCCCAGTAGGTTTCATCTTCCCGCTGCTCTTGTCCATGCGTGTCGGCATGTACTCGTCGGTGTTTGCTACCGCGTCGAACACTCCTTGGCCGACGGTCACTCGTATTTTGGCGGCAACCGGCAGTCCTAAAGTGCGCGGCCATGCTTCATACCATTGACCGTTTTCCGCCATCCAGACTGCACTACCGATACTGAGTGCTTGCCCCATGCGGTTAGCGGCCCGGCGTGCGACTAGGCGTAGCCCGTCGATACCAACCTGAATGGTCTGCTTCGTTTCCCACCCGCCGTTTTTGTACGTGCGACGCGCGATCATGTAAATCTGCTTGCTGAACGGGTCAAGCCCCGTGCGTTGCGCTTGGTGAAAGAACACTCCTAGGTCGCTTGGTGTTGCGTTCTCAACGCCTAGCGCTGTGAGCGCTGCGCGTTGCCGTTCGTCGAACTCTGTTTGCTCGGCTCTGATAGCTAGACTTTCACTCATTAGAATGGTGCCTCTATTCCTGTCTCTTGGTCTGCTTGCCTGAGTGCCCACGCGGGTAGGCCAACTACCTGCACACTGGGCGGGTATGACGGCCACACGCCACTGTCCATGCACGCCGCGTAAATACTGCGCGCGTCCTCGTTCAACCGCCCGCCAATACGCACCGCGTCAGCGTCCAGTTGAATAAGTGACACCTCGTATGGTGGTGTTTTCTCTTGGCACACGAACACGAACTCCGGGCGTATGCCGGTCAAGATTTCTACCGCTTCGCAATACCACGCTTGCTGCTGGTGATACCCATACTTGGCGATACTCTTAGCGAACTCCCTAGGGTCAGCGCTCACCGTGGTCTTGTAGTCCACGACGAGGCTCCAGTCGTTCACTGCGAGGTCTGGTCGCGCCCTGCACGCCACGCCCGTCTGCTCGTCCGTCCAGTACAAGGACTGCTCCATAACCGTGTCGTTGCGCGTGAACAATTCCCCCGCAACCGGGTGGGCTTTTATCGCGTCATGCATTGCCCGCACTTGCGCATACTCCTTAGCGAGTAGCGGGGTATTACCGGCCTGTAGCGCCGCGTCCCGCACCTCCTTAGCGTCTTTCGTGCGCCACGAATCAGCGTTAACGACCTCGAACGGGTCACCCACGTTGAGCACGAGAGTGTGCGCCGCGTGCCCGATCTCAAACGCCGGGTTATACGGCCTGACTGTTGTCATTTCCTCGTAGAACTTGCGCGGCGTACTCGTGATGAGTCTGCGCGCGCCACTCGATGAGAGAATGTCTTTCGCCGCGTGATACTCCGTGTCGGTAATATCCGGGTAAATACCCGGCTCGATCCCGCCCGCATAGTGTGTTTGCGCGGTCATGCGAGTTCTCGTTCCTGCTCAATTTCCGGGTGGTCGTATATCACTCTGAGCAAGTACCCGTAAATAACTCCCATAGTCGCGTACTTGTCTGGCTCGTATCCGGCCTGTTTGACTGCGACGCGCGCAAAGATGGTTGCTGCTCGCACTGCTTGAGCCACGGTCGGTACAAGGTCGATACATTCCAGCTCGTTCATGTCTGGTTCGCTGATTTGTACTGATTGCATGTCGCTCATGATGACCGTGCGGTCGATGTTCACGTCCTCGTAATCACTCATTGCGCGTCTCCTGCGGCTTCGCCCATGTAGCGCACGTACAGTAGGTACTGTTTCTTGCCCTTGCGCGTAACGGCTTGAAAAGTTCCACCTTGAAACGCGGTGTGTTTCCCCTTGCGTATGCGCCACCCTGTATTTGGGTTCACTTCCTTGTCGAAAAGTGCCCACTTACCGGGGTGAGCTTTCAGTGCCGCAACAAACGGCTCCCAGTCGTATTTGTAGCCTGTTGGTGGTTCCTGCCAATTAATCTGTGTCATTTCAGTTCGTCCTCTACTAGTGCGTCTAGCCATGCTTCCTGCACGATGTCGCTGATGTCGGCTTGCGCGTCGCATAGCTGCTCGAATTGGATACGGGTTGCCGGACGGGACTTGTCGAACTCGTAAGCGAGAATCGCCCGCCGTTGTAGCAAGTTGTCCGGGATCGTGATGTTGAAACTGATATCCATTACCGTTAGTTGTCGCAATCGTCGTTGACTGTATTTCTAAGTAGTTCAACTTCCTGTTCAGGCGTAACCCCGCATAGGTCTGCGGCTGCGCCAATAATCGTGTTCTCTGCTGTGGCTAACGCTCCTTCCACGCTTCCAACGCCAAACAAGGCGACGGGACCGATAGCCCTTTGCAAGAACACGTCGTTGTCTACGTGAGCGCCTAAAAGTTCGAATAGCTTGTCTATCGTGTCTTTGCGTACCGCGTGTACACCTGCATACAGTTGTTTAAGATTTTCAAAACTTTCGTCTCTCATTTTGTGTCGTCTTTCTGTTGGTTCTGCTCCATTGCCGTGTCGGTGAGCATTTGTGTGAATAAGGCTTCTAGGACTGGGACCACTATCGCGTTGCCCGCCATCTTGTAGAGCTGTGTTTTTGATGCGACCGTGCTGGCCTTGTCGTAGTCCTGGTCGCTGATGCCCATGAGCCGCCACGCCTCGCGCGGCGTGATATGCCGAATGCGTATCCTGTCCGCGCTCTCCACCACCAGGTTGTCTTTCTGCACGGTGCTGAGCGTGTTGCTCACACCGTCCCGGTTGATCTCAATACGCTGCACTGTCGGCATACCGGGTGTCCGGTCGGACGGGTCAGCGGGGTCGCGCCCCCGGCTTGCGCCTATGGCGAGAAGTTTGGGGAACTTTGCTTCCGTCCCTGTCAGGCAGGTCATGATCCCGCGCGGGTCATAGACCAGGTACCGGTATCCGCTGGTGTCGAGCCGTGTTTTCACGTGCCCGTAGATTTTGATTTCTGTTTCCAGTCGTGGTGTGAGTGTGAATCGTCGCGCGATTTTCTCGCTCAGGTAATAGCGCTCGTCCACCTCATCTTCAAGCAGGTCGATAGCGCGCACAGTGAGCGGTACCGGCTCCGGGAACTCGAACGGCTTGTGCTCGCCGTGAATACTGACGCAGAACACGCGCTCCCTGTTTTGTGGCACCCCGTAGTTCTTAGCGTTGAGTACTTTCCAGTAGTTCGTGTAGCCGTATCCCTCCAGCACCGCGAGCCATTCCTCGAATCCTGGGCGGTTGTGCCGGTTGACGAGTGCTTTCACGTTCTCAAGCAACAGATACTTCGGTCGCTTGTCGCTGATAATGCGTTCGCACTCCCACAGCAAACTGCTGCGCGTTCCGCTCCCGGCAGTGAACCCACGTTTCTTGCCCGCGATGGAGATGTCCTGGCACGGGAACGAATAGGTGAAAAGGTCGTGATCCGGTACGTCTCCGCTCGTAATCTCCCGGATGTCACCCATGTTGGTCGTGTCACCGTGGATCGCCGTATATGCCTTGATCGCGTGCCGGTCGATCTCGCTGATCGCGACCACCTCATGCGGTATGCCAGCGCGTTTGAGTGCCATGCGCTGCGTGCCGATCCCGGCGAACGCTTCAAACACACGCAAATTCATTTCTTTTCCTGTTCTTGTGCCATGTCGACCAGCCAGGCGGCCACAGTGAGCATCTGCGATGGTGCGAGTGGAATGTCGATCACTTCCCACATGGGGAGAGTGGCGCTCTGACTTGCCCACACGACAAGGCCGTTACTGAAAATGTCGGGCGCGATAGCTACGCCGTCACCCTTGATCGAGAGACTGGTGTCCGCTTCCATCATTCGTCCTCCCCGCTGTGAAAACTGATGTCAGGGTGCAGGTCGGGGTTTATGGCGGTGTATAGGTCGAGGTCGCACAGCGCCATTCCAGTGATATGACCCATGAGGAATCCGTACGTTAGGTCTGCGTGCTCACACATGATGTTGAAGGTGCGCAGGGCTTTGTAGGTTTCTATGTCGTTGATTGGCCTGATGTTCCGGGCTTTGCGCAGGCACGAGATGGCCGGGCCGAGGTCTTCTATCTGCTTGTAGAATTCCTGAAAGTCCCGGGGTCTGATGGGTTTCATTTCCTGTCCTTCTTTTTTTCTTGTTGCTGTTCGGTTTCCGATGCGAGTAGCGCCTCAAAATCGTTCACGAAAAAATGGATTGCGACGAAAGCGCCGAGGGGTCTGAGAAACTGCGTGGTCGTCAGCGCCTGTATCTGCACGGGATCAATCTCGATAGGCTTACAGCCTTCCGGCGTGATCGTCCCACTGTTGCCGCTGACCGTGAGAGTGAATGTCTTAAGCTTTTTTTGCATTACTCCGACTCGCTGTCTTTCCTGTCGCCTTGCCGTGGCGTGGTTTTTGTGATGGTGACCGGGTGGTCGATGCCGTCGGTGAGGTCGGCTTTTGTGATCCGCATGTAGCCCGGTGGTGAGACGTGCGGTGTCTCCCATGACTGTTCGCATCCTCGCCACGCGGTGCGGTGCGCCCTGCCGGGTGGGGTCTGGACTTCGATGTAGCCCATCACTGCTCCTCCTTGTCGCTGGTGAACGTGCCGGCCGTGAGAAGGACGGCGAGGAATGCCCACATGTAGGCCGCTGCGGCCTGTACTTGCGTGTTGTCCATGCGCGTGAGAGCCATGAGGACGGTGAGCGCGATAATGAGGTGGAGTACCGCTGCCGTGCGGACAGTCCACAAACGCCAGCGGGTGCTGATATGATGAGTCATGAGACTTTCCTTGGTTGGTTTTGGTGGTCTTTGCTCCCGCGTATTGGCGTACGTGGGAGCTTTTCTTTTACCTGTACGGTGTGAGCCACTGGTTCAGCTCCTTGCCTCTGATGCGGACGCGCCCCCCGGCTTTGATCGCTTTGAGGTCGCCTTTCGCTAGTGCGTCTCGGATCGTGTTCTCTCCAACCGCTAAACGTTCTGCCGCCGTTTTCGTGGCGTAGTACCTATCCGGTGCGAACGCTTCACTAGGGTTGTCTGGTAGCTGGCTCGTCATGACGCGGCCTGTTCTTCGCCCGGTGTTCGTTCGATTGAAATAACGTCGTTGGCCGTGTCTGCTAGTCCCGCTTCGATAGCCCCTATAAGGAATCGTGTCGTGACCTGTTTCTTTCCTTGTTTGATGTCGCTGTAGAACTGTCGCGAAACGCCGATAGCTTTGGCGATACCCGCGTCAGTGAGTTCTGTTTGGCTTGCTCGCCGTTTGAACTCGTCAGATAGAACGGTGTTCACTGCTCCCATGCCATCTCCTTTCTCGTTATGGGTAGAAGTTACCACGATGGAGAAATAGTGTCAACCGGAAATGAAAAAAGATACCCAAAATGGGTTGATTGTGGTATGGTTGACACATGGACTCGATACAGTGGTATTTACGAACGGTCGGCGACGACACCGTTAATAGGGTTGCCATGAAATCAGGCATTGCCCAGTCAAGCCTTGACCGGCGACTCAAACTAGGGTCACTCACCCCCGAACTAGCTGCCCCCATAGCTAGGGCATATGGTTCTGACGTTCTCCAAGCCCTTGTCGCAACCGGCCTCATTACCGACAATGAGATTAGAAACTCTGCACGGCTCAAAGCGTTGCGGGACGCTACAGACCAAGAACTAATAACAGAACTGTGGCGACGCTTGAAAGATGGCACTGCGACAAGTGAGTACGACAAGCCACTCACAGACTTTGACAGTGAGCGCCCCCCGTTCGAGGTGTACGGTGACACCCCCGAACTAACAGAGCGTAAGGCCGCTAAACGCAATCCCGGCGACGCTCTCTAACCTGTAGGGGGTGCGCAAATGCACACGCACCCTCCTACCATGCCCGCATGACCAGACCTTCCTACGATCAACTGCTCAAGGACGCTGCCGCACTCAAAATCACTGTGAAACGCGCGCACATGAACGACCTCGGTCTATACGATCACGACGCGCGCACCATCTGGATACATTCCGCGCTCACAGACACCTACGCTGCGCCGGTTCTCGCTCATGAACTCGCTCACGCCTACCGTGGCGACAATTGCGCGCAACCAGACCACGTTGAGCAAGCAATCGACCACCGCGTCGCCCGGGCCTTCATCAGCGATGAGGAATACGCGAGACTTGAGGCTATTTATGGTGGCGACGCAACTGCAATAGCGGACGAATTGAGTCTCCCACGATGGGTAGTGTCAGCCTTCCAAGAATATCTACGCTTAACGCGCTAG